AACGCCATATTTTATATTTTGCATTATAAAGCTAAAGCCATTATATATAATAGTTTTTTTTGATGAACTTTTCGATATAGATTTTTGTTTATGGAATAAACAGATACGGATTTTATCTGCGAATCAGTGGTATAATATAATAAAATGAATTGTAAATGTAATAAAGAAATAATTTCAGATATTAAAAATATTATAAAATTATCTGAACAATTTATTTTAAATAAAAAAAATTTTGTGGGTATATGTGATGAAGATATTTTATTTGAACAAGAAATAAATAAATTAAAAACAAAATATTTAGGAGTTGACAATGTTTTATAAAACGCTTTTAATAATTTTAATAAGTTTGATTGTTGCAATAAATATTATTATATTTGTGCTAATGCAAGAGGTCGCCTATAAATACGATGATATGCGCAATAAGGTGCAAAAAGTTTACAAGGCTCTGGAATTAGATTATGTTATTGAAAGGCGGAAATAATGTTTTTTTGGAAAAAATCAATACGGGAAATAGTAGCAAAACATAGAGCGCATGAAAGGGCAATAGTAGAAAAGTTTTATACAGAGGAACTTAAAAAGCTTAGGTCTGAAAATATGAAACGACTCAATGATCTTGAATTGGAATATGACAAAAGCAAGAAAGTAATTATAAAACAAAAAGAAGTTGAATTAAATCAATTAAGAGATCAGATAAAAAACACTCAGGCAGCATGGAAATACATATTAGAGTTTATGCCAAAGATTATACAATTATCAAACATGCTGAAAATAAAGGCCGATGTAGAGATTAAGAATTTTGCCAGTGAGTTCAAACATATAGCCATGATTGATAATGATTTAGAGTCTTTGAATAGAAAGCTAACAAAGTCAATTCCACAGATTGAGAGACTTCTAGGGGAGCAGATAGAAAGATGATGAAACTTATAATATCAATATTACTTGTTATTTTAAATTTAGTGCTTGTTATATTGCTTATAAGTATGAGAGAAGATAAACAAGTTGACAAATCTACATTTTTTCATAAATACAAACAAGCAAGGATGATAGAATGAAAAAGATAAAATTAGACTTAACTATTGACAAATGTATCGACTGTATATATTTTACTCGATTAGTTTTTGGTGCTATAAATCAAGATGCTATTTGCGTAAAGCTATATATTAAAAATATGCTAAATCATGTAAATCATCCAGAAGATTTTGAGTCCCAAAATATTGGAGAGAATGAAAGGTTTTTAAAAGTTAAAAATAATTGCCCTTTGGAGGATGTTGAATGATACAAACTAAATACTATTGTGATGTATGTAATAAAGAAACAATAAACTTAGACAACACCGCGGAATTATTTATTGACGATAATAAAAAAGCACAAACATATTCATTACTAATAAATTATTGTTATGTAGAGAATGTATAGATGGAATATACAAAATATTAAAACTAAACAAAAAAGGAAAAAAGTAAACTTTGGAAAACGATGAAATCCGAATAGGAACTTATGAAGAAGAATTAGATAGTTATGATAAGGCTATCATTAAGAAAAGAATTGAATGCCCGACTATGAAGATTGAGCATTTATGTGAAGAGTTGAAAATATCTAAAACTTTATATTATAGAAAAATTAAAAATGTAAAATTACAAGAGAGGCTTAATTCTATACAGAATGATTTGATTAAAGAAGTCAAGGAAAGACTTCATAATCTTGGTGGAAAAGCACTTGAGAAACTTGAGGATATGCTTGATGAATCAGCTGATAATATTAAGATTAAAGCTTGTGAGATTATATTAAAGAACTTAACAACTATAAACATAGAGTTAAGCGGTAAACTTGGAGAAGCGACCAAAAGACTTATAGATTATATGTCGTCTGAAGATGTTGACAGGGTGGCAGGACAGATTAAAGATGAACAATAAACAAGTTACAAAACTAATGATTGAGATTGCTAAAGAGATTTTACCCATTGATTACAGAGAAGTTGAGGTCATGGGGGATCTTGAATGTGAGCGTTGCGGGTTTGTGATTTGGGGATATTACTATAAAAAAGATAAAAAGGATTTACAAGACGATAAAATAGAAACTATGAATTTATATTCTGTTTGGGCTCATGAGTGCGAAGGATCGAAAGGAATTAAGAAAAATGAGATTATTGATATATTTTTTAAATCACAGGTGATAAATTGAGAGTTAGTTATAGCAAATATAAAGTACGTGGGATATATATTTTGCCGACTATATTATGGTCAAGACTTAACATGGTTGAAGAATACAGGATTTATGGATTATGTTTATATTGGTATAAGTTTTGTGTTGAGATAGATATATTTATTAAGTAAAATAAAAATTATTATATTTTATGGAATGAATGAAAGGTAAAATACTTAAAGAACATCTTGAAAAGCCTATTGATCAAGCATCATTGCTATGGATTGCCCGCTCTATACATAGAACACATAAAAACCAGAGACTAGATATAAAAGACAAAACCCCATTATGGTATTTATACAACGATAATTCAGAGAACATAGTAATTAAAAAGGCTGTTCAACTTGGAGTCTCGGAGTATCTTATAGCAAGAGCTATTCACGAGTCTAAAAAGGGTTTGAATTGTTTATATATTCTACCTACATTTTCAATGAAAGGAAATTTTGTTCAAGATCGTATTGATAAAACAATAATGTTCACGCCTTATTATACAGAGCTTTTAAACATGAATGACAAGAAGTTGGCCGAAAGCACATCTTTAAAACAGTTTCAAACAGGGTCAATTATATTTGCGGGCTCTGGGACTCCAGTTTCATTTATATCTTTTCCGGCTGATGTGCTGATAATTGATGAACAAGACCAATGTGATCAAGATAATTTAATAATGGCAGAGGAACGCCTCGCAGCGTCTCAGAAAAAAACCATATTAAGAGTGTCAAATCCCACATACTTAAACATGGGCATAGATAAAGAGTATAATAAATCAGATAGGAAAGTCTGGAAAATTAAACATGATTGCGGAAAATGGATTGAACTAGATTTTTTTACTCATGTGGTAAAAGAGATTGAACACCCTCAACTTGGAAAGAATTATGTACTCATAGACAAGGAATATTCAAACGATAGAGACATATACCCTATTTGTGAATATTGTAATAAACCTATAAATAGACATTCCGAGGGTGAATACGAAAGTCAACTTGAGTCTGATATATCAGGTTATCAAATGTCCTCATTATTTGCCAGTTCAATATCTATTAAAAAAATGGTAGAGGTATTCAAAGAGGGGCTCGTTAATGATTTACAAATGCAGAGATTTTATAATGCTTATTTGGGTAAGGCCTATACGAGCTCAGGCGCTAAAATAACAGAGGGCATGCTTGATAGTTGTATAGATGCCGATTATACGCTTCCAGACCGCTCAGAGTCAATTTGCCTAGCTGGAATAGACATTGGTAAGGTGTTTAATATAATCATAGCTGAAATGCTTTCAGACAGGCGTTTAAAAATAGTTCACATATGTGAATTGCCAGTAAATGATTTAAGGGAAGTTCTTGAATTGTTCATGAGATATCATGTTAAAATGTTTGTGGCAGATGCCAGGCCGGAGACTCGTATAGTTAGAATGTTAATGGCAAAAGCTAAAGAGCTGGGATGTTATGGTTTTATGAGTCAATTTACAACAAGCAAAAAAGAAATATCATGGGACACTAATAATTTGATAATCAGCTCTGGAAGGACATACACTCTCGACACTTTAAAAGAACAGATATTAACTAAACAAATAATATTGCCCAAAAATGCTAAAAGTATACAAAGTTTTTATTCTCAAATGATGGCGTCTACTAGAATTTATAATGAGAAGCGACAGGACTACGAATGGGTAGAAAGTGAACCTGACCATTATATGTTTGCAATGGCTTATTTAATTCTTGCAAGATCAACTTTAATTCAGATAAAAACTTGACAGTAAAAGTATTAAAATAATTCTTGACATTTTTTTTGCATAGTCTTATATTTGGGTTATAAATTATAGAGGTTTGAAATGGCAATAGCAACAATCAATGATACACTCAATCCGCTAATGCAAAATCGAGAAGAAACTAAATCTAGGGCGCCCCAAATATATACACTTTCTCAACTCATGACTGTAAGCGGACGGGACAAAGACGGCAATATGCAGACTGGATATTATGACCAGTCTTTTTTTTATTTATCATTTGATGAACGTATAAATATATTCAGGTCGTGTGTTCCCGTTAATGCGGTAGTAACGTCAAGAATGAATACAATAGCTGCACTTGACTTTGACGTTATAAGCGATAAACAGCAGGAAGACAGATTATATGAAAGGCTTAAAAACCTTAAAGCCATTTACGATGAATACCAGAACGCAACCGATACAAAATATATAGTCGCCAAGGGAGTTATACTTAAAGAGATTAAAGACACCTTGCCGGACATACTTCCAGACCTGTCAAACTTTATGTCATGCCTAATGCGCTGGCGAAAGCGTTGCAATGACCAGAATACAGATCAAGGAAATTGGATTAAATCATGGATGATGCAACCTAATAACAACGATACCTATGAAGAGTTTACCAAAAAGCAGATATTTGATTTAATGATACATGGTTGTTTTGCAGCATACAAAGAAGAGCAGAATAGAAAAATTGAGAATGTTTACTTGCTGCCAGGTGGTGCGGTATTTCCATTGAGAAATAAATTTGCAAATGGTGCTAATGCTTATGTACAAGTTTATCAGGGCTTGACAGATGCAAGGATTTATTATGATGATGAAATGGCTTTTGCCAATTGGATACCGACAACGGCCAGAGGATACGGATTTATCCCACTTGAATGCCTTATTAACAAATTAGCGGAAACAATGTTTTTTGACAAGCTTATGGCAGATCAAGCAGACGGTACCAATTTCCCTGAAAAGATGGTTATAGTGACAGACCAGAATGCATTTGGAGATTTGAACAAAGAGTTTTCAACTCCAATACCAGAGGAAGAACAAAAGAGAGTTGAGGAAAAACTTAACACACCACGCAAAGGTAAGATAATGACTTTTACTGGCAATAATGTTCAAGTGGTTGATTTAAGTAAAGAGAATACAATGGCTATTCAGATTGAACGTCAAAAAGATATTCGCGAAGAGGTTGGACTTGTTTTTCAAGCTACATCGATGGAGATGAACCTTGCCGGCGGAGATAATACAAGCGGACGCTCTACGGCTGAAATACAAAAAGATCTCTATTACGCCAGAGGCGTTTTGCCCATGATTAAAATATTAGAAGTATTTTGGAATAGAAATGTACTTCCATTCAGGTTCGGGTCAGGATGGAAGGTTGAATATAAATCAGGTAAAAGCGAAATTGACGATATTGATGTTTTGCAGAAAAAAGTCTTAACTGGTATTTATTCCATAAACGAATTGAGAGAAGAAGAAGGAATTGACCAGTTCAAAGATGACGAATATAATAAACCAATGGGATCACAAAAACCCGATGGAACTCAACAAAATCCACTCAACTTTCAAGGTATGGAATGATAACTAAAAAAGAAAACATGGACGATTTAAATACAGCGTTTGCGCTTGATCTTATTGCATTTTACAATGTCGTGTTTGATGATATATTAAGAACAGTAGACGACAACAGTCATTTAAGCGTTAATGAAATAATATCGCAAATAGAGGATAGACTACAATGAAAATAAGAAAAGATAAATCACAAGATAAAATTCAGAGGGTGATGAGTGAATTTAAAAATGGTACTCTTAAAGATTCATTAGGAAATATAATTACAGATCATAGAAGCGCAGTCGCAAAAGCATTAAGCGAGGCGGGTGTATCCTACAAAGAACTTAAAAAAGCTGAATTGATAAATAAACTAAAAGTGGAAAAATCAAAAATTGAAAACATGATTAAAAAAGAAGAACTAAAAGACAAGTCGATTGATAGTGAGATTATAAAGTTTTTTAAAAACAATCCTAATCCGACAGATAAAAGCGGAGTCCATGCACTTGCTGAAAATTTGGGGGTTGATCCTTCAGTCGTAGAAGAAAAAATATACTCAATACTTTCAAGCCTAATAAATGGAGGAAAGTCCAAAGGTGAGGAAAAACCAGTTGATAAAAAAGAATATGACATGGGAATGGAAGCCGAAAAGGAACACTCAGATAATGAATTTCTTAGAAAAAAAATTGTTCTTGATCATTTAGCAGAGGATAAATCGTATTATTCTAAACTTAAGCAAGTTGAGGGATAATGGCGACAGTTCATTTAAGAAGACTTATAGAAAAATATGGATTTGACCATAAGAATATTAGAAATGAATCATATAAAAAATTAGTTACGGATATACTTACAAATAATACAGAATTATTACAAAAGAAAATTGCCAGACAAAACAATGATTTTTTTAATCAAAAAGCTACCGGAAAATTTAAAGACATTAAAACCCCTGATATATCAACGATAATTCCAAAGTCAATGAAAGCTAGAAAACTTGCAGAGCGTGGGCAATTATTAACCGATACACTAAGAAATAAACTAACCGCCGATTTAAGGCAGGTCCTCGAAAAGCCCGAATATATATATAAGCGAGGCCAGCTAAAGGGAACCTTGAAACAGCAAGCAATTGACGATTTCAAAGTCAAGATACAAGATACATTAAAAAAATATAAAACTTCAAACATTGAAACTATTGCAAGGACCGAAACGATAGGGGCTGTTAACCAGGTTAAACAAAACTACATGGAAGAGTTTCAAGACAGAAATGACGATACTGAAGTTATAAAGATTTGGAGGCATGGAAAATCTAAAAATCCTAGACCGCATCATTTGGAAATGGATGGAGTATCAATTGGAATAAATGATTTATTTGTTTTATTTGACAAGGAAACTAAAAAAGTTATTAAAACGCCATATCCTCATTGGGATAATTTGCCACCGTCAGAAAGCATAAATTGCGTATGTCAATGCCAATATGAAATGAGAAAAAAAGAACCGAGTCAGGGGATTTATGAAAAAAAGTGAAGCGATAGAGCAGATAAAACTTATAGTTTTAGAGATAAGTAAGAATTATGATCTTAATTGTATTAAGATTGAGATTAACTGTAATGCTACAAAACAATTAGTCAAATTTAACATAACGGAATATATAGAAAAATAGTTGACAGAATATATAAATGTTAGTATTTTGATATTGTTTAATACTGAAAAGTATTTTATCTGATAAGTTCGGGAGCCTTTGAGCGTTAATTCCCGAACTTTGAAAACTCCTTAAAATTTTAATATAAAGCAGCCCACCGAAAAAAACGACCTGCACTTTTAAAAAAGGTCGTTACATGCAAGAGATTAAATTTTTATTCCATCCTTATAAGTTTGAAGATAAAAAACATTATCTTGAAAAATCAGATAGTAACGGATCCAAAAGACGTTTTCTGAAAGGCATAGCCTCTGGAGAGAAAACAGATGGCCACGGAGAACGACTCACTCAAAAAGCAATTAAATCTATGCAAGATCAAGCCAACTCAGGGGACATTCTTTTGTATGCTGACGTTCACGGGATTAAGGGGACAGACGACATAGGACGTATAGAATCAAGCGAAATCAGTCCTAATGGGGATTGGATAATTGAAGCTCGATTATATGACGAAGTTGACGGCATAGGCTCAAATACAATGGAGCGTGTTGACAAACTCTGGAAGCAAATAAACGGCTTACCGCCTTACAGGTTTGCGAAAGCTAAAGGATTTAGTATCGAAGGTTTTATCCCTGACGATGGTATTGTTGAAATGGCTCAGGATGGCAGAAGGGTTATAGACAATGTCATACTTGATGGTGTTGTAACAGTTCCACGTCCAGCATATCAGACCAGCATAGCAAATGCAATTTATAAAGCTCTTAACGAAACACCGCCGTGGATGATAGAAAAAGCTGCCGATAGTTTCAAGTCAATTATTGCCACAGATGAAATACAAAATAATTATTACAAAAAGCGTTTTCAGTTCCAAGACCTATTGGAAGAAAGAATTGAAAACATAATGTTAAGCGATAATATAAAAGAAAAAGACAGAGCGTTGACCGCTCTTTTCGATGGATATAAAGAAGCCATGATAGAGTTAATTACTCAAAGTAATGGTATCTTTAAAAAGTCAGAATATGAGAATGAAGAATTTAATTATTTAGAGCCGGTCAAGAAGAGCATGAATAACAAAATTGAAGTGCTAAAGAATCTAGCGTCTAATATAGACCTTGTATTAAAAAATTTAAACTAGAGAGGAATCAAAATGGATTCTACAATTCAGAAAAGCCCAGAAATGGCAACTATTATATCAAACATTGGATCATTGATTGACCAATTAAAACAAATGACAGCTGGCGAGGCTGTTAAAGAAGAACCAAAAGAAGAAATCACGGCAGAACAGATTGAAAAGATTTTAAAAGAAATGGATGGCGAAAAAGATGAAGACAAAAAAGAAGAAGTCGCAAAGGCAGTGGCTCCAGCCGCTAATTCTCCTCAGGACAAAGGCGAAACTGCTAGTTCAGATTCTGATGAAATTATTGGAGAAGCTACAGACACTCAGGATAAAAATCTTAAAGAAATTGAAAAAGCATTAAAAAAAATGCTAGAGAAGAAAGTTAACAAGTCAAGTTCAGCCAAAGATGATGCAATGCTAAAAGCTATACAGCTTATAGTAGATGACAATCGAGAGTTGAGAAAAGGACTTGAAAACATATATGAAGGTCTTGGCATAGCAACAGAGATAAAAAAACTTAATGAAGTTAAAAAGTCTCAGGAATACCAAAGACCAATTAACGACCCTAGCGAAATTCAGAAATCAATTGATGAAATTAAGAATATGTTAGGAACTGCCAAGGCAGAAAAAACAGAACAGTCATTACAGAAATCCTTATCAGACGAAAGCGTACTGAGGGGAATATTCAGTTATAATTCAAAGAGGTAAATTATGGATTTGATAAGGCAATATAATAAGTATGTAGGTGAAAATAAAAACCTAATACAAAAAGCATTAACATCTGCTAACGGTTCAGGGCAGGCTTTAATACCTGAACATTTAGAGCAGATCATTACAAATGCAGTTCCGAGGATTGCGCCCGAAGTGGCAATGATGGCACCTCAGTTCGATTCCCAGAGCGTGCATAGTTTTAATAGATTGTCAGCACTCGGCGGAATAGGCGGGGCGATGGGAGAAAGTGCAACTACCCCAACGACTCAGCCAACATTTCAGAGAGCGACAGTTAATTTAAAAGTCATTCGTAGAAAAGGAGCAACAACTAATTTTTTACAGGATGCAAGCAAAAGAAATTTGGATGCAGCAGCCGCAAATATTGAAGCTCAGTTGACAGCACATGTATATGATATGTGTAATTATATCGCATATGGAAACGCAACAGCTAACACATATGAATTTTCAGGATGGGATACTTTTATCGTTACAAATAGAAGCAATGAAGCTCAGGGCGGAGCTACTCCGACCAGCCTATCAACGCTTGACGACATGATAGATAAAAACCTTGAATTACAGGGTATGAACCATAGAAAAGCATTTATTATGAGTCCTCAGATGCTTTCTAAATTTTCTCAGCTATTAACAAACGTGAGATTGAATCAGGGATTATCTGGACAGTTTTCACAGGTTGAAATCGGCGGTGGATGGAGACTAAACGCATACAGGGACATACCGATAATCATATCTGGTTCATGTAGGCCAAAAGCTACAATGGGAACCGTAACCCCAACTCATGGAGATACTGGCGGAACTATTCTTGACAACGTTAATAGATATTTTATGGTATCTTATATTAACAGGAATGGAGAACAGGTCGCATGTACCGAGGTATCTCAGGACGTGGGAGCTCATGGTGCTGGAAACATTCACACCATTACGTTGTCATGGACAGCGGTAACGGACGCATATAGATATAAAATATATGTTGGTTCAGCAAGTGGAACTGTTTACTTAAAACATGTCGTTCCGGGATTTACTTACGATTCAAACGGTACAATAACAGGATCGACAACTACTACAGTCGCAGGCGTTAAAACATGGACATCTGATGCAAACGGTAATGTAAATACAGTTACATTCTTGGCAGATCCGGTAACTGCGGGCGTAGAAGTTCCTACAGGTTTACAGACTGATATTCCGCTGGTCAATGGTGGCGGAACTCATGCAAACCCTGAATATTTATGGCTAATTGACTTTGATGAATTTCAAGGACTTGGAAGGATGCCATTTACAAACAGCTCAGGAACTCAGTACAATGGTCTTGTTACAATAGAAGATCTTGCAAAAACTGATGACTATTTACCGTTCTTGATAAAAAGTTATTGTGCGGTTGCGGATAGTTTTGAGTCAACAAGCGTATGCCATAGAGGATTAAGGACGATTTAAATGCCTGCATTATTTACATACGATGAATTCGAGAAGTTAAATAAGGAGGCGGTATTCGTACCGTCTCCCGAAAAAATAACTATTGAGAAAGTAAATAAACAGGTTATGGAATATTTTTATTTGTATCCCGAAAACCCAGCTAATGGCTTTTACAATGGAAAATATATAGTTGAAATTGAAGATAAGAAAAAAGAATTAGAAATTATTGAAGGAAAAATAATTACAACTGACGAAAGGGTTGCTAGCAGGCTGGAAGCTAAGGGATTTATTTTAATGTATAAACGAGAGGTACATAATGGCAAATTATGAATTTTCACAAGCGGATGCCGATGTATTGAATAATTTAATGCCGGGCAATCAGAATCTTTTGATCGGCGATAAAATAAAATATATGATGGATGAGGTCAATAGCATTACAGACACCGGCCAGAATTCCGTCAAATTTGATAATTCGATAACACCGGTTTACGGTCAGGACAATGCACTAGTAAGTATCGGGACATGGAATACACCGATGACAGTAGCTCCTACGGCTGCATATGTTCCACTGCAAGTCAATTTGACTAATGCTACTAATGTAAGCGGAGACTTGGCAGCAGCTAGATTAAAACTTATTACGACGGCAGCATGTGCGGCCACTAATTTAAATGTGCTTGAATTAAGGTGTACAATTGGAAATAATATAAACCAATGGGCGACACTTCAATGTTCATGCGCACCGGCAGCCCATACGATAACTACAGGCGAAGGACTTGTATCTTATTTTAAAATGGAAGGCTCAGGGACTATTACACCCGCAGGATCAAATGCGGTGGCAGTCATGGAAGTTATTAACGAGCATTTAGGCGGCGGTGTTTCTGATGTTGCGATATTTAGGAATAATGCTACTGGTTACGGTGCAGCAAATATTTTAACTGTAGAAAATATTGTAGGGACTACTACAATAGGTATTAACATACTGAGAACAGCGGGGACATTACAATATGGTATCGCATTTTCGGGTATAATGGAATCGGGTTTAAACTTTTCAGCCGCATTAACGAGTACAAATACAGACGGAACGATTATTACAACAAGGTCAACTTGGATAGATCACGCAACGGCGGGTCAATGTGCTGTAAAATTATTATGTTCAAGCTCGGCTACGACAGGAGATTACGCTACATTACGAATAAGAGCAAGGTCGAACGGCGCAAGCGCTACGGCTGGCGTGGTTGGCGGTAATTTTGCGGCAAGTGCCAATGTTGACAATTATGCCAACTTGTATGCAGTACAAGGATATGCGCAGCCTTTAACAAAAAATCAGTCTTCAGCATCTAATATTGTTTGTGGTGTTTATTCATGTGTTCAAAAAACAGCAGGAACCAACGCAGGGAGAAGCTGGTCGTTATGGACAGATACCCATGAAACAGTTTTAGCAGCTGCCGGTCATTATTTGCATAGATTAAGTAATAATGGAAGCGGAATTAATCTGAACGGAATTTGGACTATCTATCAAGGTCAGGGATGCGATTATCTTATGAACTTTGAAAACAATAATGCGCCTGTGACTGCTGGCGATAAGAGCGGCGGTGGTAAAGATTATGCGTTAGCAGTTTATATAAACGGTGCAGTACGTTATATACAATGTTATTCATAAAATTTATTTTATGACGTGGGCGTTGCTCATTACATATACAGAATAGTAAATTAAGCGGGGGTTAAAATCCCCGCTATAATAAATTTTAAGGAGAAGCTAGATGCAGTTAAGTATTAAAGAAAGGATTATGATTTTAAATTTGTTACCAAAAGAGACAAATTTTATAACATTGAAGTTAATTAGAGATTTGGAAAATGATTTAGGTTTTAGTGAAAATGAAATAAATGATTTTGAAATTAAAACTAATGAAAACAGTATAACATGGGATAATAAAAAAGAAATCGAGCTGGGAGAAAAAGATATTAAGATCAATGACAAGATAAAAGAAATTATAAATAAAATATTAAAAAAAATGGATGAAGAAGAGAAAATTACAAAAGACCATTATAGTCTTTGTGAAAAATTTTTATAAGAGGTTAACATGGCAGATTATACAATACAAATGAGTGTTGCGGGAACCCAAGAGGCTGGGGCCAGACCATTCGCATTTGAATATTCTCAAAGTCTTGCGGCTGCGGGGGATACTAAATATATTTTAATTCCTGACGACATACAGAATATATCAATTACAGCTCAAGCGGCTGGAGCGGGAACTACCGCAACGGTTTATTCAAGTACGGATTTAATTTCCATATTGAAAAGCGGATCTGGCATAACTTGGATACCGTGGGCAGCGGGAGCGGTGACAACGGCTACGGCTTCAGTGTTTGCGCCGGTTACAGCTATTAAAATGACTCAGGTAGGCACCGGAACGAGTTCAGTAAGCATGAGGTGCCAATAGTGGGAATACACGAAAAAATAGTCCATCAAAGAAGCGACTTAACGGCTGGTAAATGTGCTCCTACGCTTGCATATGGAAAAACAATAATATCAGATGCTGTAAATTGGACACTTGGGTCAGCGGTTAAAATCATGAATGCTGATACGGCAAGCAGTAATTTTATTATAACAGATATAATAGTTGAATGCGATTTATCTGTTTGGCTGGAGGATTTATAATGGCAGCGTGGGAAGGATTAGTTTTCGAGATAGTTTTATACGGCGATGCTGGATGCACTATTGAATTAGGAAGAACAAGAACCGCTATACCGTTATCGTTTTATAATGGCCCGGTAGTAGGGGGTCGGTCTGTACCGATACATACAGGGATAGTGCAAAAAGGATATCCGGTTTATGCCAAATGTGCTTGTAATTATGGCGGAGAGGCTATTGATATTTCAATTTTGTATAAGGAGATAATCTAATGGCAGCTTTTACTTGGGGAAAGGGAACGGTTGTAGCCTCTGGAGTATATACATATACCGATGCTGGCGGAGAGCAGACGGTTTATGAGTTAGCTACCGATAATATAAAAATAATCCATAGTGCTTTTTTGGATTTATTCACCATGACTCAAAATGGAACTGTGAAATTGTATTGTAAAGTTGACGGAACCAACTATAGAGAATTTTATACAAAGGCATTTACGGTCGCGACTGATAGCGATGGATTGCTTATTGATTTAAATTTTGCAATTATAAAATCAATAAAAATAACATATACAGAGGAATCCAATGAGGGAGCGGCCAGAGCTATTCCGTATACTTTCGGATATGAAAATAAAATTTAAAAATATTGTTTCAGCAAAAAACAGGTGTTGATGATGAGTGGACATGAAAAATTTATAAATACTTTTGCGTGTGAAATTGTAAGTACTGTGGATTATACGGACACTGGGGGAGAGCAAACCGTATATGAAATGGCGACAACCACTCGCAGGCTAATTCATGGCGTATGGATTGATCTTGTAAATATGACTAAGGATGGAACGATAAAATTTTATTATAAAATTGACGGTACTAATTATAGAGAAATTAAATCATATATATTCACTGTAGCTACCGATTCGGACGGTGTATACATCGCTCTTAATTTTGGCGTGACAAATAATTGGAAGGTCACTTATACTGAAGGCGCAGACGAGGGTGCAATCAGAGCTATACCATATTCTGTTATTTACGAGGTTAAGGAATAATGCCAGTACTAATAGAACAACCCCCTATTCCTGCGGGACTCGAATATTTGGGAACATGGGATGCGAATACGAATAATCCAGCCCTTGCGACAGGCGGCATAGGTGGAACTCAAAATCAATTTTACGTGTGTTCGGTTGCTGATGCGTCCTTTCCTGCCATTGACGGTATAACTTCTGCAATTGTTGGAGACTGGATGCTGAATGACGGCCATGTGTGGTCAAAAGTTCCATACACTGCGCCAGCCTCTCCCGACCCGCTTGCCAACACATATCGAGTATCATCTACTGGCGGATCATTTACAACCATTCAGGCCGCCATTACCGCAATTAATGCGCTGGCTCATACTAACGGAGTTCGATTAGTTATAGATGGTGGTATATATACTATAGATGATACTATTATTATAAATTCGACATGTAATATAATGATTGAGGGTAGCGGAAAATATAGTACGATAATCAAGGCCGCGACGGGTCTTGAAAATAAACCAATGTTTGACATTCGCACGAAGGTTTCTTTTTATCGTCTTGGATTCGATGGGACGTTAGCAGGATGGACTGCTACGACTAGTAAATTTTTGTATTATAATACTACTGCAATCACAAGCGTTTTAAATAACCTTCGGTTTGATGGATCCGAGATTGCTATATCGGTAACCAAGGGTGTAAGACTAAATATAACGGATGTTATTATTGATAATGCGACTACTGGGATGGCAGTGAACACGACCGAGAGTCCAATAATACATTTTAATAGCGCAGGTGAGTTTAATAGCTGTGGGAAAGCTATTCATTTAATTCAATCAGTATTGGGGAGATTTATTTTTAACGGTATAATATTTAACAATGCGGCGCTCGGCGTGGCAATAACGTACGTAGGCGCAAATGTTACATTTGAGAAATTCTCAATTATAAATTGCATTTATAATTATGTTGGAACTTTTTTATCGGGATTTGATTGGACGATTGCAAGAGATGCAAATATTTATGTAAAATCTAATGTTGGAGAAGAGGATAAAAAAGCCCATGCAAAAATAAATGTAGCGGGGGCAAGCGCAACGCAAAACTTAACAAGCAATACCCCCGCAAAATTGACTTTAACAAATACGGATTCTTATGCTTGCAAGTTTACGGTAGCGAATAATAAATTAACATACCTACCCGATGGTCACGCAGACATAGGCATGTGGGTTTCTATCGCTTGTCAAACGAACACCAGAAATTCGGAGTTTAAATTTGGCATAGTAAAAAATAATGTAACTACGACTTTTTATGGTAAGCAGAATATATTTTTTGACACTAACGACAGGACTTCAAATTTGGCGTTAAATGTTTATTTGGATGACGTTGCAAAAAATGATTACTTTGAAATTTTTTGTACAGCGGTTGGAGCAAATGAAACAATCAGAATGATTGATGTCAATTGGTTAGCAGTGGAGATATAATGGCAGAATTGCTAATTTACAATAAAGATCACGAATGGGAAAAACTTAAAAAAGAAGACATTGACAAATTGTGTCTTGTCCATGTTTGTTTTTTAGATCAATATAATGCAAGAATTAAAAAAGGTGACATTGTAGAAGTCAGGCCTGATGGATATTGGACAAAAGATCATGGATATAGAAAAGACATATTTAAAATAGAAATTACACAAACGACAGTTAAACAAGAAAAAGAAAAACAGATTGAAAAGGAAAAGAATAAATGGCCGATGTCATTAGATATGTAGATCCTGGGGTTGTCGGTGGTCTTGGGAATGGTACAAGCTGGGCAAATGCTTATAGCTCAATGAACGCTTGGAATGTTGCCGAAGCGACAAATTTAGTTACATCGACAACAAACCATTATTGTTATTTCAGGTCTACAGGTGGCGTAATAGATACAACGCCTACTACAATTGATACTACATGGACGACTTCGACAACGTATAAATTATATTTAACTGGTGATGTGACCGAGGCAAAATGGGATACATCTAAATATATTTTTCAAGGATCAAATTTAATCCGAATAATGACAATATATGCGGGATGGGTAGTTGTATCAAATATGCAGTTTGAAATAACTGGATTAAATGCACATACACAAGCGTGTTTATATGCAAATGGTTCTGCGCCTAGTTCAGATATATGGATTAAAAACTGTATAGTTAAATCAGCTAATCAAGCGACATATAGAGAAAGAGCAATGTCATTTAATACGGGAACCGGAAGGACCTTGCGTGCGTGGAATTGTATAGTTTGGAATGTCAATAATACGATTGCCAATGCTGCGAATGTGGCTTTGTATGTAACTGGAGTAGGCAATAAGTATTTTTATAATAATACTTTTTCAGGTGGGTATAATTCTGTTCAATATTCCACAGGCGGGAACGTAGAAGCGATTAACGATATATTTGTTAATGCCGGAAGTACGGTCGCGGGAACGTGGTCTAATTCTGATTATAATACTAGCGATAAGGCAACTACCACAGGCGGTGCAAGTGATCAAGTAAATAAAACATTTACTTTTGTTAATTCTGCCACTGGAGATTTTACATTAAAATCAAGTGACGCAGGGGCAAAAGGGTTCGGAACTGATTTAACGGCAAATGCAAACATTCCGTTTAATTATGATATAGCAGCAAAAACAAGAACGGTTCCATGGGATTGCGGGGCGTCAAAGTCAAGCGGATTGTCAGGATTTTTATTAAATGGCGGCTTATTAAAAGGAAAATTATTACAGGGTAAACAATAAATGTATAGCGGTGATTATAAAATAAATTCGATTGCATATATACTTTTTAATACATATAATTCAAGCGGGGCCAGCGTGACCGTAACCGATTTGGCGGTGACTGATGTTTATGTCCATAAAGACGGCGGTTTAACGGCAAGAGCAAGCACGGCAGGTTATACATTATCGTTAAATTATAATACTATAACCGGAAATCATTTACTTGCTATAGACTTGTCTGATAATACGACTGCTGGGTTTTGGGCCGCTGGACATGATTATCAAATACGAGTTGAGGGAATTACGGTTGATAGTCAGACCATAAATGCATGGATTGGATCATTTAGTATTGAAAATAGATCAGCCTTAATGCCTACTACAAGCGGGTATAGGCTAGACGTTTTATCGAGCGGGGAGGCTGGAGTTGATTTAAATAATGTTAATTTGCCAGTAGCTGAAAAAGTATTAACTAATATTACTATACCTAAATGTTCTGTTAATTCTGACATGAGGGGGACAGATAACGCAGCAACTGCAGCAAATTTGACTCTTGCGATGGGTGCAACTTTTGACACTTCGACAGATTCCCTTGAAGCGATTAGCAATAAGACTGCATTAAGTTCAACTCAGATAACTCATACGAACATGTTAACAGCTATTGAAGGTGCGACATTTGACACGGTGACAGATTCGCTAGAAGCTATTTCAAATAGCATAACGACCATAACGGGTGGCGGGACAAACACATTGACATTGACAATTACAGATACATTATCGGTTCCTTTGCCAGATGTGTCTATTTATATTTATAATAGTTCACTATTGACTTTAATTTCTTTTGGAACAACGAATAGCCTGGGAGTTTATACAACGTCAATAAATAGCGGAACATATAAAATTAAGACAAGAAAAGCCGGGTATAGTTTTAGCGATCCTTTTACTATTGTAATATCAGGAA